GGTGCCGCCCGTCAGCGTGTCGTTCCCGGCTCCACCGATGAGGGTATCGTCGCCGGACCCGCCGGTCAGCGTGTCATCGCCGCCGTTGCCCGACAGATAATCATCACCCGCTAGACCCTCGAACGTATCCGCGTCCTCAGAACCCTCAAAAGCGTCATTGCCAGACGTCGGCGTGATCGCTTCGGACGGTGCATCGGTAACAAGGGCGCCAAAACCGGCCGATGGTGTCCGCGTGAACCCGGATTGCCCAAAGTTGGCCGTGAACTGGGCACCATTGTCATTCATCGTCACGCCCAAATAATATTCGCCACCCGGTGTGAACGAGTAAGAGCCCAGACTGCTATTGTCGTTGTCGAACCACTCGATGGAGCCCGTATCGAAGTCGACCTCCACCTTGAACGTCTCGCCGTTTGCTCCCGAGGCCGCAGCGTTGGTCTGCGCCAACGTGCCTCCAGCATAGACCTTGCCGTCCGACCCACCGGCGAAGTATTGGACGATCCCTTGGTGGAGATAATCCTTGGATCCCGACACCGTATTGGCAACCGGCACGATGCCGAGCCCGAAGCTCTGTATGAGATTGTCGATGGTCGCCTCGAACACATACTTCCCGGAACTGACGGCAACAGTAGTGAACCAGCTTCCGGTTCCGTTAGCCGCCGATACCGTGCCCGTCAGGTTACCGTCCACAAGCCCCGTCGTCGCCGACGCAGAGTTGGTCATGGTCGCCGGATCGAGGGTCGCGTAGTTATGGTTCGGGGTATCCGTGACCTGATCGTCAGACGTCAGACCCGATGACGTGAAGTCGTTGCTGTTCCCAGACACGTCCCTGCCGAGATCGCCGCTGTCCGCCCCGTCCAGCAGGAACCCGTTCGTCCCATACGTCAGGCCCGACAGGTCCTTCGCAACCCACGTGCCGTCCACGTCCCTGCCGAACGCCGCCGCATCCAAAGCCTGGCCGTCAACAAACGCAACGTCGGCCATGTAACCGTCGGTCGTGAACTGCGTGCCGCGGTTGGCCCATTTGCCAACATGGGTGGTCATATTGTCATTGATCGCCCAGTCGGTGTTCTGGCCCGGCTCTGTGACCGTATTGATCTTGTTGGTAACCTGGGCCCCATCCACATAGAGCTTGATCCGATCCGCGGCCGTCGCCTGGGTCGTATCGAACGATACCGTCACATGGTGCCAATCGTTGCTTCCGATCAAATCGGTATCGAATGAATTGATGAACTGCCAGCCAGCACTGTTGTGATAGTTCCCAATCTCCAGATGGCCACTGCTATTGATGTACACCACGGTTGCACCGTAGGGCGCACCGGTGCCATTGTCGGCGCTCAGCAACGTATGAGACGTGCCCTCACTGAGCCCTTTAACCCATGTCGAGAAGGTCCACGTCTTGCGGTCGCCCTCGGAAACGGGCGTCCGGGTCATATAGGCATAGTCGTCGCTCTCAAACCGGATGGCATGATCGATCTCGTAGCCGAGGTTGCCAACACCAACATCCAACGTGGCGGTGCTCTCGAGACCGGTGGTATCGGTGACGGAGAAGGTGAACGCATCCGTGCCCTCGTACGACGCAGCCGCCTTGTACGCATAGCTGCCGTCAGCGTTGATCTGCACATGACCGTGATCGGTGGCATAAACATCGCCCTGGCCCTGGCTCGTCACATCGAACCCGAGAGCTTCCGCGGCCCCCTGACTCAAGGCAGAGGTGCCGGTCACCAGGCTGTACGTCAGAGACCCTGCACCCCCGTCCGCCGTCAGCGTGCCAATTACGCCCCCATCCACAGGCAGCTGCGCAACACTGCCGTACGCCGCAGGCGGGGTGGCGGTCAGATCGGCCGTGCCGTCCCCGAACGCGACCGTCTCGATGCCCGAGAGCGTATCCGAGCCCTCGTCGCCGTCTCCGGCATTGTCGTCCGTCACCGTATACGTATCGCTGCCGGCGTCGTAGGAGATCGTGTAATCCGCAACGTCCCCGGCATACACCGCCGTGTCGGACCCCGTGCCGCCGGTGAAGGTGTCATCGCCCTCTCCGCCGATCAGGGTGTCGTCGCCCGACCCGCCGGTGAGCACGTCGTCGCCCCCGTTGCCCGACAGATAATCATCGCCCGCCAGACCCTCGAACGTATCCGCATCTTCCGTGCCCTCGAACGAGTCATTGCCAGACGTCGGCGATACGAAGGGAATTTCGACAACTGACGCAACAACATCCTTCAATCCGCTGACCACGCTATCCCAGGCCACCAGAATACGGCCGCCTTCAAGAACGGTGACGTTGCTGTAGCCTTGATCGCCTGTGGTCGTCGCGTTGACCCGGAACTCGTTACCCACCGCGCTGCCCGCGGCATCGAACCGCTGCGCATAGATACCGTAGCCATCGCCATCCTGGCCGTCCGACATCCAGGTGACGATGAAGCCGCCATCCGCCAGCGCCCAGGCGGCCGGGTTTCGCTGATCGCCACTGGAATAAGTGTTAACGGAAAAGCGAGAGACAACGCTGTTGCCATCCGCATCGATAATCTCAGCGACAACCTCGTCGTCGGCGCCCGCAGACTCGGTCCCCACGAGGACAATATTACCGTCCGGCAAGGATGCCGCTTTGTTATAGTCGGGGTCGATCTCGAAGCGGGTGCCGACCTCCGTGCCATCTCCGTCGTAGCGCGCCGCGTAGGCCGTCGAGCCGCTCTCGAAGGTCACCAGGAAGCCACCGTCATTCAAGGCAACGACATCGTACGGACTTTCGCGAATGTCCAGATCTTCGTTCACCTTGATGTCCGAGCCGACGGCAACACCGTTGCCGTCGAACACCCGCATATAGACGTCGTAGTTCTCGCTAGGCAACGGGTCCTGCCAAATGACGACAAATCCGCCGCCGGACAAGGCCGCCATCCGGGTTCCTCTCTCGCCCGTGCGGTTATCGCCGGAGACCGAGAACTCGCTACCGATCGCCGTGCCATCGGCGTCATAGCGTTGCGCCCGGATTGCCGGTTGATGGCTGTATGAATGCCAGGCAATAACGATCGACCCATCGGTCAGGGTCGCAATTGAGGGCTGCAACTGGCTGCTCGACGTCGCCGTGTTAACGCGAAAGGCGGCATCTTTTGCTGAGCCATCGGCGTTGTAGAACCGCGCATAAACGTCGTGCTCTGTGTTCGCCGCGTTGCGCCAGCCATAGGTGATCACGTAGCCACCGTCCTGCAGGGCTGTCACCTTTGTGTTGATGTCACTCACCGCCATCCCGCTGTCGACGGTAAACTCGCTGCCGACCAGATTGAGCGTTTGCCCCCCGATACCCACATCCACCGTCGCCGTCGTCGTCACCCCGACTTCGTCTGTAACCGTGACGCTAAACGAGTCGAAGCCTTTGAACCCGGCGTCGGTCGCCTCATACTCGTACTTGCCGGTGGCCGCGCCGTCTGTCTGATCCAGACGCACGCGCCCGTGGGCCGTCGCAACCCAGCCGCTACCGTCCTCCGTGCCGTCGATGTCATAGACGAGGACGCCTCGCCCGCCGGCGGCACTCAGCTGCCAAGCAGCAGAACCATCCACCGGGACTTGAACGGCTGTCGAGGTCGCGCGCGGGAGGTCTGCGGTAGCCACGATGCGATCGGCAAAGTGAATTTCCTCAACGGTCGATAAGGTATCGGTACCATCGTCGCCATCTCCCGCGTCGATGTCGGTGACCGTCCAGCTGTTGGTATCTGCGTTGAAGCTTAGTGCGTAACCACTTATGAGACCAGAGTAGCGAACTACGTCGTTACCCGCATTGCCAATCAGGACATCGTCGCCCGATCCCCCGATCAGCGTGTCGTCACCCTCGCCGCCATCAATCTCGTAGTTCTCGCCATTGGTGGCATATAGAAAATCGTTACCAGAGCCACTGGAGACAACTTCAACATCTGCAGCCGTCAGGTCAAGTTGGACATCCTCGGATTCCAAATAAATGGCCGCGTCAATGCCATCACCGCCGTCAAATTCATCGAACACATCGACGAATAACTTGTCGTCACCGTCGCCACCGGAAAGTGTATCCGCACCTAAGCCGCCTGCCAGGACATCATCCCCAGCCGCACCCGTAAGGATATCATTGCCCCCTCCGCCAACCAGATCGTTGTTGTTCGCGTCACCGGTCAAGACGTCCGAATAGCTGGAACCGATGACGCCTTCGATGTTGCTGAAACTGTCCCCCTGCGCATCGCCACCGGACACTGCATGAGTGTCCATATTGACGGAAACGCCCGCACTGGAGCCTTCATAGGATATTGCATCCCGGCCTGCGCCGCCGTTCATGGTGTCGGAACCTGCGCCACCCACCAGAACGTCATCGCCGGCGTTGCCCGTTAACGTATCGTTGCCGCCAAGCGCGATGATTTTGAAGTTGGAGTCCGTCGAGAACGACATGGTATCGCCGCTATCGCTGCCGACTACGGCAACAGTTTCCTTCAGACCGGTATAGACAAAGAAATTGATCCGGTAGTTGGAACTCACGAACCAGTCGGTAATCCGAAGGGTGTCGTCACCACCACGCAGCGTGAGGACGAGGTCGTCGCCATCACGGGAGAAATCCGTATCCAACGGGCGAACGTTCGAATCGAGTTGGACGGAATCCGTCCCATTGTCTGTGTCATAGTTGTCAATCACGACCGTTCCGTGACCGAACCCGAAGATGTAGTCGTCGCTGCCTTGCCCCCCCGTCAGGCTATCGGAACCGGCACCACCGCTGAGCGAATCATCACCATCGCCGCCGATGATAATATCGTCGCCGGCGCCGCCGATCAGATCGTCATTCCCGGATCCGCCGGTAATCGAATCATTGCCCCCACCTCCGCTAATCTTGACGGCATCCGTACCGGACGTGGACAAGGTGTCATCACCACCGCCGGAGAGAAGGTTCTCGACACCCCGTGCATAGAGATCGAATGTGAGATCGGTATCGCTTTCGAAAACCGCCGCGTCGTTGCCAGCGCCACCGTTGATATTGGTCAAGGTATCTTCGGCGTCGAAACGGAGAACATCGTCGCCGTCGCCGCCCGACAACGTATCGCTGCCCAATCCGCCGATGAGATAGTCGTTCCCGGAGCCGCCCGTCAAAATATCGTCGCCCGCACCACCGTCGAGCGCGGCATCCACCGTCAATCCGGATGCATCGAGTTCGTCGGAACCGCCGCTCGTGTACATGCGCTCGACATTGTGGGCCGCCAGATCGAAATCGATATCGAAGGACTCGGCAACGACGATCGTATCGACGCCATCACCGCCGTCGATATCGGCCAGATCGTCTTCGGCGTCTATGTAAAGAAAGTCATCGCCCGCGCCGCTTACGAACTCGTCGCTGCCGGCACCCCCGACAAGCACGTCATCGCCCGCGCCACCTTCCAGATAGTCGTCACCGGCACCGCCGTCCAAAAGAACATTTTCGGCCCCCGAGGCCATAAAATGGTCGTTGCCCGCGCCGCCATGGACTTCTTCGAGGCCGGCGGTAGAAACGTCAACTGTGACCCCATCCGGTCCCTCGACGATCGCCACGTCGAACCCTGACCCGCCGCTGATAGTATCATCGGCGTCAAACCGGATGATGTCGTCGCCCTCGCCACCCGAAAGCTTATCGGCACCCGCACCGCCGGAAATCCAATCCGCACCGGCGCCGCCATCTATGTCGTCATCGCCGCCACCGCCTTCGATTGCATCATCAGTGTCATATCCAGAAAACAAAAAGCTATCGTTGCTATTACTGACAATGATTGTCTGTCCGTTAACACGAACCGCCTCGATGTTAATGCCGAGATTGATGTCCTCAAATACGACCCCCGTGCCTTCAACGAAAATACTCTCTTGCGCAGTCTTTACATCCAGCTGGCGATAGATATCTGCATCGTGAACACCGGTCAGCCGGGTCAAGAAGTTGTCAGATTGTTCAGAATACGCACGGAGAACATCAGGCACTTCGATGGTATAGAGATGACCTATAAAGCCAGAAACGATGTTGGTAAGAAGATCATCGTGAGCAGAAAAGCCGTCGATGTTCAAGTCGGCAATGAGATTTGGATCGAATACTCCACCGTCGAAATCTCCATTCTCGTCACCGAGCATATCCCCGAACAATCGCAAACGTTCTATGGCACCAGAAGCACCGCCAACCGCGCCAAAGGTTCCTCCTAATCTTTTTCTAGCCGCCTCGTATTCCGGCGTACCTTCCGCGGCAAATTTGGCTGCAATCTCGTAGATCGCCGTTTGGCCAATTAGCGACCCGAGGCTTAGACCCGTAAATTCAACATTGCGATGCCAAAGAATTGTTTGTTGTTCGACGTAAGTTACTATCTCTTGGCGAGCGGCAAGCCATTGTTTGTTTCCCTCCGTCAGATTAGCCTGCCAATCTAGTTTTTTTTCTCCGGTTGTTGCAGGCTGAGTTGGCGCAATGCCTAGATAAATTTGGTCGCCAACGCCGCCATATTGATTTTCAATCACAAATGCCGCTGCACTAAATCCGGTATTCTTAGTATCACCAAACCACTGTTGGACTTTTAATTCTGAACCGTCTGCGATGAGTTTGTCTTCAATCAGCAGCTGCGTTGTAACTAGTCTCATTACGTCGAATTGCTGCTCCGGATTTAGCTCATAGAACTCCGTCGTGCCGTAATCCGGGGTTTGTTCTAGAACCTCTTGGATCGCGATGACTTCTCTTGTCGAAAATTTTGGCTGCTTATTGTCATCAACCGGTGTTTCTAGAAACTTGGTATTTTCGTTAAGTCGGGCGAATTTAGCCAGCGCAGCAATGCGTAGTCCGATTTGTTTGTGATCTATAAATGCTTGTTTCTCTTCGCTGTCAGCCGCCTGCAAAAACGCTGCTTCACCAGCAGAAATCAAACCCTTTTTGTTATAACTACGGAGAAGTTCGTTAATTTGCGCAATCTCCGTGCGATTCAAAATATCGTTAAACTGTTCTGTGATCGCATCATCGATCTGATCGACAGCCCCTAGTACATCGTCAAAAACACCGCCTATAGATTGAGCTATATCGTTTACCGGCGCCAAAAAACCTTTGACGTCCGCAAAAATGTCGCCCGCAAACAAATTGTCTAAATCGTCGGCGATGCGCCCAGTTACTGTCGTAACAGCATTGTCAAAAAAGCTGAGATAGCTGAGTGGCTGTTTTGAACCCGGCGCAACAAATGTCCCTCCGAGTTCGGTTACTACAGACTTTAGGCTGGGAGTGATAAACTCAGAAATTGCATCACGAATATTGTCATCAAACGTTACCTGCTCCAGCGACAAAAATTCGCCAATTGGGTTAGTGACGAACTTTGCCGTTTTATACACGAAACTTAAGGCTTCTCCGCCCTTTGCAAAGAGGCTGCCAATCGCGTCACTCGCCCCACCAAACAAGGCCGTCGGACTTCTAAGCCGCGTCAGCGTATTGACGACTGTCCCAAACACACCCTGCACCTGCCCAAGCGTTGCATAAACGACGGCTTCGATTGTCATCAGGACGAAGTTTTCAATAATCGCGCCGATTTCTTCGAGGCCCAGCGGTTCAAAGATCAGCTTGTCGATCGGTTTGAAAACGAGATCGACGACCGGCTCGAAGATGTATTCCTCGATCGGTTGGAAAACATACTCGTTGATCGGCTCGAAGATGTTGTCATTCAGGAAATCGAGCACATCTTCGCCAAATTCCCAAAGTTCCTCTCCAATGTCTTCGACAAAATCGAACACTTCCTCACCGACATCTGCGAAGAAGTCGAACACCTCGTCGATCGCGTCATCAAAGAAATCGACCACACCATCAATCGCATCGTCGAAGAAATCCACTACCGGTTCGAATACACTGGACATGAGCGCTACCGCCTTAGGGACTGGAAATTAGGGAGATGGCCAGCCGGGGCCGAATGCTGCCTATCTAGGCGGACTTTGCATCCGCACGAACTCGTCGACTTCCGCCATATCGGCTGGCGATGCCGCCACCTCGACACCTTTATATTCGGCCACTCGAACTTGAAGCGTTTTCGGATCGAGCCGAAGGGCCTTGGCCGTCCGGTCCGGGAAAACGTTCTCACGCAAATCCTTGACGATTTGCGCCGTGCCACCAAATGGCGCCACCAGATCAATGATCCAGAGATTTTCACCGCTCGTGAAGTCGGCGGGACGAAGCCGGTTGGGATGATTGGTATAGAACTCTTCCGATTCGTCGCTCATGAAAGCCCAACTGACAAACCCCAGCGGAACCCTTTCCTTCCGATAAAGTTTGAATTGCTGGACCATAATTGGCGGCAGAACCAGCCGCTCGAGATCGGTTGCGAACATGAAACGGTGGCTTGTGGTCTGTGCCATCAGCCATGCGACATGGCCAAGGATCGCGGCCGCATCCATCGAAGGCGCTTTTTCGATTTTATGATCAGAAGCTTGCGCCTGCGCCGAACCAACGTCGCCATCGGATTTAACGTTAATTCCTTCTACAGGCGGCATCTTTTTTCTGCCGTTGGTTTGCTTTGTATGGGGGCCTCTACGTTTCGACATGGGTTTTCTCCCTAGGCTCGAATTCCTGTTGCAGACGCACGACGCCCATCGACACACCACCTATTGCGCGGCGTAGTCGTCGAGATGTGCTGGTTGGATTGGAGAGAATGAGGGAAGGGAAAACCGGCACCTACACAGTCCGTTATCTGCAGGGCCGATACGACCGCAGAGGGAACGAAGCCACCGTTCGCCTTGCCGACCTCTCGGTTCAACATGACGCACCCTTACCCCAAGAGCTTCGCCGGGTTCCGGTTTCTCCGGTTATGGGCCCGACTGATTTATCTCATTTTCATCTGCAGAGATGGTCGCCGAGACTCGACGAACGAGTCAATCTATACGGTTGCAATTTCTTGTGGATAACTCGAAAAAGTTGAATATGAACAGATGCTAATAATCTGATGTACGCATATTGCCTGCGCGAAGATGACGACAGCGTGACGTTACCACTACCGCTCCCGTAAACTCTCATCACGGTAGCGCAGGAGCGGCGAGAGGATGAATTCGATCACCTGCCGCTCCCCAATCGACGGTCGCGACCATGCCGGGGGTGAGGTTCACCTCCTTGCCGTCGACGCGCATGGTGCTGCGGCCCATGGCGACGCGTGAGTCAAGTGGGTAAAGGGGGGATGGCAGCTTGGTGTCCGGGCCCAATTATAGACCGTATGGGCAATCAAACTTTTTCGTAACCAAAATAGGGAGGGGGGGGGTATCACCATAGTCAACTCGCTTCTGGTAGACCGTTGACGCAACCACCCGTGTATACCCGCGAAATCTCCAAAACTTTTTTTGAGAGCATTTATTTCGGGTATGTGGTTGAGGCGTCTAATGCATTACTAAATTCACCGCGAAATTCAGGAGGGGGGGGGTAGTGGATTGGAGCTTAGGGACATCCAAAATCGGGAAACAATAAGATCTGTCAGAGGGTCGGCCTATTGACTGGTCGATAGCGAAAATTGCCCAAAATGAAGCGAGAAACTAAACCCCAAAAACGGGAGAGACTGGACCAGCTAGAGAAGCTTGATTCGCGTGAACTGGCGGGTTGCCAACGTGCATATCAAGCCGGAAACATCGGTGCCTTACTTTCGGCGGCCAACTACTGCCGAAAAAACAAAATACAATCGCCTGACTGGTTAATTGACGCCCTCTACGAGTTGTTGATCGAAGCTATTCGCGATGCGAAACCGAAGAAACCTGGCCGCGCCAACAGCCGACTTCGTCGATTGCGCCAGGACCTGATCCACTTCGCACGCTGGGATACAGTGACAATGATTAGGGAGAAACAAAATGAGGCAGCCAAAGAACTAGCCGAACTGCTGAAGCTTGCCGATGTAGATCCAAAATTCCTGAAAATGCAGCAAGAATTTCAAATGGAATTAGGTACGACCTGGGAAGCAGCATTTGAATATGCCGCAATGTCACTCCGAGGCACAGATGCCTTCGCGGGCCCCGACGCTATGAAGCATAGCTACTACAAGGTGAAACAGCACTCCGAAGAGGAGACAACAGCCCTTCGCTATCGTTTGCCAGACCGGCAGACGATCAAAGCACTCGGTCTCGATCCAGTATTTGAAAAAAGATCGGTTAAGAAACCCAGGTGATTGCTTCACTAGAACTAGCTTAGCGAATCGTCTTTCAAATAGCCGTCCACAACAAAGCGACATGGACGGCAAATGACAACCTACTCATGGATTTCTGCTCAGCTCCGGACAACAGATTCAACTTGTCGCCTTTTCGGCGAGTGCATCAAGTTTCAGATTGAGCCTGCCCTATCAGCCTCTGATACGCAAAATCCGATCCGTGAGGAGACCTGGGATGAGTAAATCCAGGGGTCCTTCCCAGTTGAGTCAAAACCCAAGGGGCGAACTCAATATAGAGCACTGGCCTCTGGGTAAACTTTCACGATCGCCGCGGAATGCGCGTTCCCACAGCAAGAGCCAAGTAGCCGAGATCGCCGCTTCCATCCGCGCATTTGGCTTCACCAATCCAATTCTCGCCGGCCCAACCGGCGAGGTGATCGCCGGACATGGCCGCCTAGCTGCCGCTGAACTCATCGATCTGAAAGAAGTTCCGGTGATCGTTCTGGCCGACCTAACGGAAACCCAACTGCGTGAACTTCGATTGGCTGATAATCGGATCGCATTGAACGCCGGCTGGGACGCGGAACTTCTCAAACTGGAACTCCAGGAACTCGATTCGCTCAATGCCGATTTGAACCTCCTCGGTTTCACCGACAATGAACTCGCGAGAGCGCTGAATCGGGATCTGACACCTGGACTAACCGGCGAGGATGAAACGCCCGAGGTCATGGATACAGTGACGAGTCGTCCTGGCGACGTGTGGTCCCTAGGGGAACACCGTGTCATTTGCGGTGACTGCACGGATGCTGAGACGGTCGCGACGTTCCTTAGCAAGGATTCTCCGACCCTCATGGTCACCGACCCTCCCTATGGCGTCGATTACGACCCCGCTTGGCGCCATCGCGCAGGTGTCAACAAATCCAAACGTCAGGGGAAGGTCGCCAACGATCAACAAGCCGACTGGAGCGCTGCCTGGAAGCTATTCCCAGGGAACATCGCTTATGTCTGGCATGGGGCGCTCCACGCCGGAACCGTTTCGACGAGCCTCGAAGGCTGCGGCTTTGCGATCCGAGCCCAGATCATTTGGGCGAAGGAGAGGATCGTCATCGGTCGAGGTGACTTTCATTGGCAACATGAGCCTTGCTGGTACGCCGTCCGCAAGAAAGGGTATTGGACCGGCGATCGCAAACAAAGCACCCTCTGGTCCATCTCCAACCGCTTCCAAGATGCGGAGACCACCCATGGGACGCAGAAGCCGGTAGAGTGCATGCGCCGGCCCATCCTCAACAATTCTAAGATTGGTGATTCCGTCTACGATCCGTTCCTTGGCAGCGGCACGACACTGATCGCCGCCGAGACGGCACGTCGCAGATGTCTCGGTATCGAAATCGATCCAGCCTACGTCGACATGATTGTTCGACGATGGGAAGTCTTTACCGGCGCACAGGCAACCCTCGCCGGCAACGGCAAGACCTTTGCCAAAATCTCCACCGAACGGGCTGGAACCGATGTGAAAAGCTCCCGCACCTCGAAGAGGAAGACCTGAGATGGTCCGCGGCCGCAAGCCTAAACCTACAGCCGTGAAGATCCGTGAGGGCAACCCCGGAAAACGGCCTCTCAACTTACGCGAGCCCCTGCCGGACATTGTGGTGCCTGAATGTCCTGCCGAACTGAGCGAGACCGCGCGGGCGGAGTGGGACCGAATCGTCGGCGAATTGATGCATCTCAATATGCTGACCAGTCTCGATCGGGCAACACTCGCGGCCTATTGCGAGTCGTATGCGCTATGGACAGAGGCGATCACTCAGGTCCGCAAGTTCGGCACCATCGTTAAGTCGCCGTCCGGCTATCCCATCCAATCCCCCTATGTCGCGATCGCCAACCGGCAGGCGGAAATCATGCTGCGCATCGCCTCCGAGTTCGGGCTCACGCCGGCGAGCCGAAGCCGTATTTCGGCACCGCAGGAGCAGCCGCCAACCCTCTTCGACTACGCAGATTGGACAGAAGCGGAGGACGAGACCGATGAATGATTTCAACCCGGTCCGCGGAGACCTCATCAATGGCTGAATATCCATACTTGCCCTTTTGGACGGACGCTTATTTAGCGGATACAACCCATCTCACGACGCAACAGCATGGTGCACTCATTTTGATGCTCGCCACCGCATGGCGAGACCCAGACTGTTGCCTGCAAAACGATGATCGCTATCTTGCGAGAATCACACGTATGTCACCGGCGGCGTGGCGTAGAAACGCGTCTGTCTTGCGTGCCTTCTGGCAAGTTCGCGACGGCTTCCTCTATCAGAAACGGCTCTCACGAGAGCGGCAAAAGGTCGAAGAACGTAGCACGAAGGGCAAACGCGCCGCTGAAGCAAGATGGCGGAAATCAAACGAATCCGTCGATGCATCCGCATCGGGGGAGCAAAGCGCTGCCGATACCTCCAGATCCAAATCCATACCCAGATCCAAAGAGAAGAATTCTGAATCTTCTGGTGAAGAAAAGGGTGCCCCGGGAAAGGTGGGTTCGCTCAAGTCCATCACCTACGAGCGGGCCCGCGAACTGGCTCCGGGTTGGGACGTCTACGCGCTGGAACAACGTTGGCGGGATTGGTCCACGAATGAAGTGATCCGGGATTCGGATGCCGCTTTCTTGGCCTTCGTCAAGAAACATGCCGCGACAAATAACCTTTACTAGGTCGGCCGCGATGTCGGGATTGGACAACATGTCACAGACCAAACACCCATATGCCACCGATTTGGGCCTGAATCCCAAACGGATGTCAGTCTCGGAACAGCTAGCCGAAGTCGCCAAAATCCTAGCCGTTGGGCTGCTTCGCTTGCGTGCCCGGAAGGAAGGCAAGATTTCGAGAAATCTGGGCCAAAAGAGAGAGGTTTCGACTGGACTTTGCCTACCGACAGAGCGTGCATCGGACGGAGAATTGAACCCCAGGAGTTCCGAATGACCGATAGCGTTCTAGCCCAGCTTACCGCCCTCAAGACAAAGCCCACCGCGGATTTAAAGGCTCAGTGGCGAAACCTGTTTGACAGCGAGCCACCTCCTTACAACCGGCGTTTCCTCGAGAGCCGGCTCGCCTACAGAATTCAAGAACTCGCCTACGGCGGCCTCAAACCCGAAACGATCGAGCGTCTTGATGCCCTTGCAGATCAGCTTGCCGGCGGAAGCGAAGGACGTCGGAAACAACGAATTGATCACCATCGCCCGATCACAGGGACCTGCCTCATTCGGGAATGGCAGGGCGTGGAGCACTGCGTCACCGTACGTGAGAACGACTTCGAATATCAGGGCCGTCCCTACAAATCCTTGTCCTCCATCGCACGCGCTATCACAGGCACCAGATGGAATGGATGGATATTCTTCGGCCTCAAGAACACGCGGAGTCGTTCATGAGCAATACCATCACGCCCAAGACCCGCTGCGCGGTTTACACCCGCAAATCCACTGAAGAAGGGCTCGACAAAGAGTTCAACACCCTGGATGCCCAACGCGAGGCCTGCGAAGCATATATTCTGAGCCGCAAACTGGAAGGCTGGATCCTGGTCCCCGACCGATACGATGACGGCGGATATTCAGGTGGCACGCTGGAACGGCCAGCACTCGAGCGTTTAATGGCGGATGTTGAAGCAAACTTCATCGACGTGGTCGTCACCTACAAGATCGATCGCCTTAGCCGGTCACTTATGGATTTCACGAAGCTTATGGAGGTTTTCGAGCGTAGCAAGGTGACCTTCGTAAGTGTCACGCAATCATTCAACACGACTGACTCGATGGGCAGGTTGATGCTCAACGTTCTCCTCTCCTTCGCCCAGTTCGAACGCGAGGTGATCGGTGAACGAATCCGCGACAAATTCGCCGCCTCCCGAAAGCGCGGTATGTGGATGGGCGGGTGGACACCCCTTGGCTATGACGTCAGGGATCGGAAGTTGGTGATCAACGAACCCGAAGCCGCGGTCGTGCGCGACATCTTCGCACGATTTGTGCGGCTAGGTTCGACCACGAAGCTCGCCCGCGCGCTTCGAGAGGAAGGCGCCGTCAACAAGCAAGGCAAACTCATCGACAAGGGCTACCTATACCGGATCCTCAACAACCGGGTTTATCTCGGCGAGGCGGTCCACAAGGGCACTCCCTACCCAGGCGAGCATCATGCCATCGTCGATCAAGCACTTTGGGACAAGGCACATGCCATCATCAAAGAAAGTCCGCGCAAGCGAGCTGGTCATTCAAGAGCGCGAACACCGGCCCTGCTGAAAGGCATCATATTTGGGCCCGCCGGCGATGCGATGACGCCCACCCATACCCGGCGCCGCGGCAAGCTGTACCGCTACTATGTCAGTAGGACGGCCTTGAAAGAGGGAAAAGAGGCTTGTCCCGTTGGCTGCATTCCGGCTGCCGCCGTCGAGAACGCGGTCATCGGACAACTCCGTGAAATCCTTCGCACCCCGGAAATCATCATTGGCACTTGGCGGGCGGCACGAACCGAGGTGCCTAACCTGCCAGAATCCGATGTGCGCGAGGCGCTCGTCCAACTCGACCCGCTTTGGGAGGAATTCTTTCCCGCCGAGCAGGCGCGGATCGTTCAGCTTCTTGTCGATCGCGTCGATGTCACACCGGAAAGCGTGGATATTCGATTCCGCACAGACGGACTTAACAGCCTGATCGAGGAGATCAGCGCCAGTGACACAGCTACAGCGTTAGTGGCATGAGCACACAAGTAACATTTAGTGATGATGGTCGTATTGTAACAGTTCAGGTGCCGATGAGGTTCAAGCGCCAGGGCGGCAGAAAGCGAGTTGTATTGCCGGAAGAAGTAGACTGGGCTCCAGCCCTGCCGCGAGTGGACAACGCGATGGTAAAGGCGCTAGCCCGTGGTCACCGTTGGAAACGGATGCTGGAAAGCGGAGAGTTCGCGTCGATCAAGGAGCTAGCTGCGGAGGAAAAGGTAAATGAGTCGTACCTCTGCCGCGTTTTGCGATTAACGTTACTTGCGCCAGACATTGTGGAAGCCATCATCGACGGGCGACAAAGAGATAACCTGCATTTGAACGATTTGTTGCAGCCGATTTCGGATCAATGGCAGGCACAACGTTTAATTCTTAAATTTTAGCTCCCTACGACGCTCAAGCTTATTCTATCAGTGCAATTGTATAGCTGCCCTGAACAGCCAAACCATAATCGGAGTGCGTAGATTGCATATGGTTACGGCATAGGTTCTCGATGTATTCGCGCAATTGGATCCCGTGAATTTTTGTGTTTTAACCCAAATGATAACAGCGCCACTGGCGATATAATCAGAGCCCAATTTGGAAAGTTGACGATCGAGTCAAAAGGCCTATGGGTGTATAATTATTATGGATCGCTAGCGCGAAAGAAAGAATGGGCATCTATAGCCCTGGCAATACAAGGCGCGACGGGGTGGGGCCGAAACAATGCCATATGATGAGCTATTGGAATGGGCCGGCGGCCGTGTCGAATGGCAACAGGATGCTATGCGCCGAATCGCACAACGTGGCGAACTGACAGATGGAGATCTCACCGAACTTCGCAGCCAAATTGAACAACAAGCCGGATTACCGGTCCAGGACGTTATTAAGCCCGTGCCACTTGCCGCGGAACATCTCTCGGAGGTCGCTAGCGCCGAGCCAACAACTGTTCTCGGCTCCCTCGGCCCAACACACAACATCGATCGCCTTGCCAGCGACCAACCGCCCATCCGTTTTGCTCTTAATGGTATTACGCTGATCTACGGCCCCAATGCCTCCGGAAAGAGCGGATATTGCCGTATTGCCAAGCAGCTCTGCCGTTCGCTCAGCCCGGTTCCGCTACGTGGCAATGTTTTTGAAGAGGACGCGGGCGATCCACGTCAGGTCGAGCTTTCATATCGTGTTGGTGAAACGGGCGCGCCTGTTTCGATCACTTGGGCAGACAATTCACCGACACCGCCGGAACTGGCGCGGATATCAGTTTTTGATTCTGCCTCCGCCAGGGTTTACGTCGATCAGAGTCGCCGCATTGAATTTCTTCCTTATGAGCTTGATATCCTAAATAAGCTGGCGCTCGCTTGCCGAGTTTTGGAAGAACAATTCGAATCCCGCGAAGCCGAACTGGATGCAGCAATCGCGGTGGCATTGCCTACAGGTTACACGGAAGGGACACCGGCACAGCAGGTCACCGCCAAACTGAACGCCGAAACGGGCCTCAATGAGCTTCCGTCTGTCGAGGAGCTTCGTGCACTCGGCACCTGGACGGGAGATCACCAGACAAGGCTCGAAGTCGTCGAAGAACAACTCAGAAATGACCCTCATACCCGCCTTAGAATGCACCGGGAGGCAAAGACCGCGCTTGAATCGATCAAGGCTGAGGTCGACAGTGCTGCCACCAATCTGAACGACCAGGCTCTCGCCGACCTGCGAGAAAAGCAACAGAATGCTTCCAATCTTCGGACAGCGGCCGAAGCCTCCGCTAGAGACCTGTTCAAGGAAGAGCCGATTCCGGAAGTCGGGTCGGACATTTGGCGGCAGATGCTATTCTACGCGCGCGAGTTTGCGGCCGCCACCTTCCCAGAGGCAGAACCACCTCAAATCTCGTCAGCCGAAGTTTGTGTTCTTTGTCAACAGGATTTAGATGGTTCTGCGGCCACCCGTATGGCCGCCTTCGACGAATTTATCACTGGCCGGGCTGCCGAAGATAGCGCTGCAGCAACCCGCGAGCTGAATGAGCGAGAAGCTACGATTCACGCACTGCGAATTCGCAGTAGGCGGGACATCGAAGCGACCTTGGTAGGTTATGCAGCATTGTCTGATGTGGCAAAGGCGACGGCTGAAGCAATCGCGGATTACCTTAACAAGACGGCCAGCCGCCTGACGGCTGTGCTGGCAGCCATCGACAAGCAAGACTATGAACTTCTAGATGAGTTAGATTCGCTCCCCGCAGCACCGACAGAGTTAATCGATGCCGAGATAGCCGCACTGGACGAGCAGGTCACCGAATTTGAAGCAATGGAACGAGACGATGAGGCGATGGCCCGGCTGGAGCGCGAACGCGCCGAATTAATCGATAAGAAGAAGCTAACTGAAGAAATTGAGGTCTTTGTCGATCGCCGAAACACGCTTGAAACTCGCCTGATGGTTCTTGCATGCAAGAGCCAGTGCCGCCGTACCGCGATCACGCGACAAATCACGGACCGCCGGCGAGTTATTCTGACTCCATCGCTTCAAAACGCTCTCGACGACGAACGCGAATCATTACGTCTCAAACATATCCCGCTTGGCCTTTCTGACCGCGGTGACGCAGGTGATAGCATTGTCGAGATATCGCTTTCGGCAGCCCAGAGAATCGCGAATAGCGCGGTTCTCAGCGAGGGCGAGCATCGCGCTCTTGCTCTGGCCTGTTTTTTTGCAGAGCTCAAAGAAGCGAGCAGCCATCACGGAATCATAATCGATGATCCGGTTTCATCACTAGATCACACCCGCGTGGAAGCAGTTGCTCGCCGTCTGGCCTCGGAGGCCCATTCGGGACGGCAGGTCATCGTATTCACACACAATATTCTCTTTCATTCGATGGTTGTTACCGAGGCGCGTCGCGCCGGCATCGCATGTCATCAGGAATGGATGACCAGTATCGGTAACGACCGCTTTGGTATCATCGATAGCACCCAAAAGCCGTGGCATTTGAGAAATGTGTCGGAACGGCTTTCGGAAATCGAACGGAATCTCAGCGAGCTACAAACTAACGGATATGATTACACCGATGAGGCATTCCGCACGGCGGTTGTCGAACTTTACACAAAGAAGCGAACTACATGGGAGCGGATCATCGAAGAAATACTATTTGCTAGAGTCATCCAACGGTTTCGACCGGAAGTCCTAACTACGCGTCTTGAAGAAGCTTGTGTCGACCCCGACAACGATTACCCGCCAATATTTGAGGGTATGAAACGTTGCTCCCACTACTCTGGACATGATTTAGCCGAGGATCTTCCGGCAGAGTTGCCCACTATAGATGAAATAACCAGCGACCTGGAGGCTCTTAAAGGTTTTGCGACGATGGCGCTCGAAAGGAGATCGAAGCTCAGGAAGAAAGATTACGAGGCAGGAGTGGATCCGATATTTCTTGAACTTCCTGCCGCGTGACGTCGGCTGGCCTATATTAGTTGCCGGCGATTTTTTAATCTGTCCCTTTTGACGGCAATTTGATTCCTTGGGGTTGCGAAATGGCTAGTCGGCCACGAATTCGATGCATTTTCTGCCAAGGGTTCGGTTTGTCGAGAGAACATATCATTCCGGATTGGGTCCAACAGATCATTCCGAAAAAACCGACTGCTGGTCAGAACTTCACGCTCAGAACAACTTTACCATCGGATCAGCCGCCTGGCTTCCGCCCTCGACACACACGTTCACGCGTTCGACAAGGCCACCCGATCTCACGAAAGGTCAAGGTGGTTTGCAAGCGGTGCAATACTGGATGGTTAAGTGCTCTAGAAGAAGAATTGAAGCTCAGGCTTACTTCGCTTGTTATAGGGATGCCACTAACGTTGACACCTTGGGACCAAAGGCGCCTAGCCACATGGGCGGCGAAAACAGCAATGACAGCCGAATTTTTGCACCCGAAAAGTGCCGCGATCACGTTTGAGGAGCGGGAATACCTTCGTCTTCATCGTGAACCTCCAAAAGCGTTCAATGTGTGGGCTGCTCACTACAATGGTTCCCGCTATAAAACAGAAATGCATCATCACAGCGTATATTTGTCAGCCGGCGTATCAATTCCGCCCAAAACCAAGACCCCTAATACGCAAACGACGCTTCTTGGACTTGGGCAACTATTCCTTCAAGTTTCCAGCTCCTCATGGGATGGACTTCAGATTAATCTAAAGGACGAGTCCGTCAGTAACCTTCGACGCATCTGGCCTCCGAGAGATGTCGATCTTACATGGCCGCCTCCGGCCTCTCTCGGTGACCAAGATATCGATTTCATCCGCGCTGGGTTGAACGCTGCATTTGCCGAGAATGCATAG